CCTGCCTTATATGCGCAGAGCCTCTGACGGTCAGGTCTATTACCTGCAACCGCGTCTTGGCTACACGCCAGTCGAGCAGGGCGGCGGTGCCAACATGTCCGCTAACAAGGTTCGCCTTGGCTACAACGGTGCCGGTAGTTTGCGCCTTCAGGTCGACAGCTCTGACTTTGGCGACATGATCAACGATCAGAATTTGCCGGCAAAGGTTGCCGCACTGGGACTCGGCGGCATCGGTTCCTATGCATTTGCACGTGTCATCAACTCCCAGGGACAGGTCAATCAGGGAGGCACGGTATCCGGTAACAACCTGATCTATAGCTCCACAAACGGTAGCGATGGCGCCTCTAACAACTCCGGGTTTATCGGCGTAGGCACTTGGCGTGCACACGGTGCTTTTTCAGGCGGCGAACGCACACTCTTTCAACGAGTTGGATAAAGGTTTTTATATGAACACAGTAATAAGTGCGCGAAACCCTCGCTGGGCCGATCTGGCCCATACCTCTATCGTCCTGTCGGTGATTTTCGAGGAAACAAAGGATATCTTCGGTGAGGTGCCTTTTGCTGCCTCTGCCCAAGACCCTGAGCCACACGGTGTAGACCTTTTCAATCGTGCAGTTGCAGGCGAATTTGGCGAGATTCTCGAACCCACCGAGCAGATGGTTCAGGCGCAGGTAATGTGTCAGCGTGGTATTTACTCGGCCGAGGTCACTGCGAAAGTCAACGAATTGGTTGCCGATCTGGATATGTTGCAAGATGCCATAACGTTGGACATGGCCACTGACGATCAGCGTAAATCACTGCCTGCTGTAAAAGCCGAGCTCGACGCGCTGCGCCTGTATCGGGTGCAACTTGCCCAACTCGAGACACTGCCAGGCTATCCAATGTCGTTCGATTGGCCGGTGCCGCCTGCAACTCCATTTGTATACGTTAAGCCGTCTGAGGCACCGCCGTTGTCAATAGGCGTAAGTGAAGACGAACTGCCCAAGCCATAACGCCCCGCACTGACGGGGCGTTGTTTTATCTGCCGTTCAACTTGCTTTTACACAGGGGACTTTATCGGCTCAGAGGGCGGGTAAGTCCCGTAACCCCTGTAGGAGGACCAATGCCTATCAACCAGCAACAACTACTGCAAATCCTCCCCAACGCCGGCCCTAAAGCCGGCGTTTTCGTTCCTGCTCTCAATACCGCCATGGCCCGTTACGCCATCGACACTCGCCTGCGTATCGCCGCGTTCATCGCTCAGATAGGGCATGAGTCCGGGCAGCTTCGTTATGTGCGCGAGCTGGGTAGCGACAGCTATCTGGCCAAGTACGACACGGGCCAGTTGGCGCTGCGTTTGGGCAATACGCCAGAGGCAGATGGCGACGGTCAGTTGTATAGGGGCCGTGGGCTGATTCAGGTGACGGGGCGGACCAACTACGAGGCGTGCGGGGAGGCGCTCGGGCTGGACTTGCTTGCCCAGCCGCAACTGCTCGAACAACCCGACCACGCGGCCATGTCGGCGGCATGGTTCTGGGACCGGGCCAACCTCAATGCGCTGGCAGACAAGGGTGATTTTCTGATGATCACCCGCCGCATCAACGGCGGTACCAACGGCCTGGCGGATCGGCAGGCGCTTTACCAGCGGGCATTGGAGGTGCTGCCGTGAAAGTGCTGGATATGCGATTCCTGATCCTCGCATTCGTGCTGGGGTCAGGGCTGGGTACATGGGCCGCCTGGAAATGGCAGGCGGCCCGCTATGGTCTGCAACTGTCCGCGCAACAGCTGACGTGGCGGCGCGAGCGCGAGCAGGCGGCGCTGGCGCTCGTCGACTGGCAGAACGCCGAGCAGGCACAACGACGGGCGCTGGAAGTCCGTTTGCACACCAACGATACAACCATCCACAAGGAGTTGAGCGATGCACAGACTGCTCAGGCTCGTTTGCGTGATCGCCTGGCTACCGCTGATTTGCGGTTGTCAGTCCTCCTCGCCAACAGCCCCGCCAACCGTGATGGCATGCCAGCCGGCACCGATACCGGCGGCGTGGTTCATGGAAGCTCGCGAGGCGAACTTGACCCAGCGGCTGCTGGACGAATTGTCGCCATCACCGACTACGGCGATCAGGGATTGATCGCTTTGAAGGCCTGCCAAGCCTACGTGCGCGAGATTGCGCACTGATGTTCCTCTCGGCTCCCCACCTCGGCCATCGTGCCCCTGCCTCAATCCCGCCTCCGCGAGGAGGCGCGGCCCTCTTTTCAGCCTTTAACCGCTTTTCAATCGGCGCAGCCCGGTACATTCATATTGCACCGGCCGATTCGGTACGCTAATG